ATGAATTTATAATTGCATTAGATAACAAAAACAATATTGTTATCAAAGTAAATATACTATATAAATCAAAATCTGTCAATAAAAAGAAAGAGGTGCGATATGAAAAATAAGGATATTCGAGATTACGCAAGGCTTAAAGATGTAAGGCTATGGAAAATTGCAGACAGATTAAACCTGCAGGACAGTAATTTTTCTAGATTGTTAAGACATGAACTAGTAGAAGAGAAGAAAGCCGAAATCTTTAAAATTATTGATGAATTAGCTGCAGAATAGGCGGTGAAGCTATGGCAGAGATTCAAAGAGGTGTAATCCCTGTTGCAATAGCAGCGAGGGTTTTAAAAATGGATTGCCAAACATTACGGCTGTTGCTCCAAAATAAAATGGTTGATTTTGGAATTGCCTATAAGAGACCGGGGTCGAAACAATATAGCTATATTATATTTGCAGAACCTTTTTGTAAGTTGACTGGCTATAAGATGCCCGAGAAAGTTGAGGTATAAAGATATGAAGATAACGAGAGTGCAGCTAAAACTGTTACAGAAGAAAAAACAATTGCGTAATTTTCACGTAGATAACTTGATATGTTGTGATAGATACGAAAATACGTTTGCTTTAACATTTGCACTCGCAGATGACAGAATGCAAGATTTGACAATTACTTTTTTTAATAAGAAGCCGGAGGTATATATTTCGGATCCGTATACATTCAATAATTACAGCGAAGATGAGGTATACAAGCAATGAAGATTCAAAAATTAACGGATATGCAAGCGGCTTTAATGCTAAGCAGAGATCTGTTATCTGAGTTACGGGATAATTATGATTGTGATAGTAAAGAATGGCATGAATATGAACTAAAAATGCAGAACGCAGATGAAAAATGCGACGAGATCAGGATTTTCTTGGAAGAAATGAGGTGCTGCGTGTGACGGATACTGAGATTTATGAAAGTAATTTACAACATTTTCAGGTTACGAAGCGATATAGCGATCGGGCACAAGCTAAATGTCCGGCGCATGATGATAAGCAGGCATCGCTGACAATTACCAAGGGGCGAAAGTGTACCTTATTTCGGTGTCATGCAGGATGTGGCTTGGATAGTATTTTATCTGCAGCTGGACTTGAAAAAAAGGATACATTTTATGAATTGGAGTATTCAAAACAAAGCAATTGGCGGTTTTATGTTGAGAGCAGAGAAAAGCGTCAAGTTGAAGCTGTTTATAATTACGTTTCTTGTAACGGTAGATATGCTTATACTAAGATTCGCCTAGATGGCAAGAAATTCATATATGGAATATTGGCGGATGATCGCTTTACATATGGATTACCCCAAAATACACCAAGAAAATCCTTTAATGCTATATACGGTAATATTAAAGCTATAAATAAAGCCGTATCGGACAGTAAATCTATATTTATCGTCGAAGGAGAAAAAGACGTTAATACATTGAGCAAACGCGGTTATGTGGCATTTTGTTGTGGCGGGGCGTGTGATTGGAATCCTGAAATCGCCGGTATTGTGCAAAATGCAAATGTGATCATTTTAGCCGATAATGATGATGCCGGTATGAATTCGGCTAATACAATATTGCAGGATGTGCAAAATGTGGCAAAGAGTGCAAAGATAGTTATTCCTATGCCAGACATTCCTAAAGCAGATATATCGGATTATTTTCAAGCAGGACATAGCAAACAGGAATTTGAACAGATGATAAATTCCGTTACAGAAAAACGAGTGAATATTATGAGTCAACAGGAAAAATCACTGGAAACCATTCTTAAAGAAATGCACGCCGAGCAATATGAAACAACAGACAAAGGTTTTGGTCGATTATTTGCTGAAGTTTTTAAGAATCAACATCGATATAACCCGTCAAGAAAAGATTTTATGAGATATGACGGAAAACGCTGGATTGATGATATCGAGGGATTGAGCGCCCGGAAGTCTGCCAAATTGCTGTCAGATGCACTTGTGCGGTATGCAGTGAATGTTGATGCGGATGGAAAATATTTAAAGGCGGTAACTCCATTATGCAATCTGCGAAACAGAGATGCGATGTTAAAGGACAGTCGGGACATTCATTATTTTACAAATGAACAGTTGGATACCAATGATTATTTGCTTAATCTACAAAATGGAACCCTTGATTTGTCGAAAAATACGCCACGGTTTAGAAAGCATGATCCGGATTTGCTTCTTTCAAAAATTTGCAATGTCGAGTATGATCCAGCAACAGTGTGTAACGAATGGGAAAAGTTTTTACTTGAAATCATGCAGGGAGATCGTGACAAAATTCGTTACCTCCAGAAGATAGCCGGATTGTCGCTGACTGGAAATACGCAGGAAGAAACATGTTTCATTCTTTATGGAAGCACAACAAGAAATGGAAAATCTACATTTTGTGAAACCCTGATTTATCTTTTGGGGGATTATGCTCTGACCATGAAGCCGGAAACATTGGCGGTAAAACAGAATCTTGATAGCCGTCAGGCGTCCGGTGATGTGGCAAGGTTGGCTGGATGTCGGTTTGTGAATGCATCAGAACCGCCGAAGCGAATGTTATTTGATACGGCACTATTAAAGTCATTGCTTGGACGTGATTCGATTACAGCAAGACATCTGCATCAGCGTGAATTCGAGTTTATCCCTAAGTTTAAGTTAGTCATTAACACGAATTATCTTCCAACGATTACGGATGACACAGTGTTTTCAAGTGGAAGAATCAATGTGATCAGCTTTGACCGGCATTTTGAACCGCATGAACAGGACAAGTATTTGAAAGACCGATTGCGGGAAAAACGGGAATTATCGGGGATTCTTAATTGGTGTATCGAGGGATTGCGATTGTATCGAGAAGAAGGATTAGAACCACCAGAGGCTGTACGGTCTGCCACGAATTCTTATAGGACAGATTCTGATAAAATTGGTAATTTTATCAATGAATGCTTGAATAAGACAGATCGTAATAGTAAAGCGAAGGATATTTATGATGCGTATGCCAAGTGGTGTGATGATAATGGTTATGGATGTGAAAATAAAGGAAATTTCTTCTCGGAACTAAAGGGCAAGGGATTGTTTGCTGCGAGTGGAACTGTAGACGGAAAAACAGCAAGAAACATTGTAAGAGGATATACGTTAGATTCTGGTTTTT